CTAAAGTTCGAAAATCGGCCATATGCTTACGCCAGGCCATACCAACTGGGGGAACACCATTTTTCAGACTTTTCCACTTTCGATCACAGATATCAAGATCAGTAATCATGCGTAATAATTCATGATACTGAGCACGAATATGGTCTGATAGGAGATTCCCACCATGTCTAATCCAATCATCCAATGGGTCCTCAAGAGTAACCAATCGGTCATACGAACTTTCCGCCATCTCCTCATTTGCTTTAAAACGAAATTGTTCTGAAGAACTCATCGTGGCAAAATCTGGCAAAGCATCAAATTCATAATTCTCACCTTGAATAACCTCATAAGCTTCCTCACGATTACGGTCAGTCACCATCTCCCATGATCTAGTTGATGGATTATACCACCACTCCATTTTGGCATTCTTATAAGTACGCGCTTCCGGTTTCTTGACCACATTAACGGCCTCAACTTTACGACGCTTACCACTCTCCAATACCAAGGAGTCACCAGCAATACAATTAAACACAACGTTCTTCTTATCATCAACTATAGCACATGTTTCAAACTCTGGAACCACTTCTAACAATGGCTTCTTAGTAATTGGATTCACATGCACCCTAGTGACAACACTACTTTCTGGAATTTTAACTGGTTCATCTACAACTTTACTAACATTCTTTCTAAACCATTTGGCCCGAACAAAAAGTAATGCGATTGTAAAAATGATACAACAAGCGCCAACACGAAGTTGACGATGATACTGATGATAACCAATTCCAGACCCTTCAGAAGAACGTAGAGACCATAAACGTTCTGTCCAACTAGGTTTCAGATTCTTGACATCCCGCATCATATTTGAAATACAAATGCGGGCACTAGAACCAATATTCAAGTCAGACATTTCAGCATCCAAATTCACTACTGACTCACCTTTTCCTGACTGGCAAACTTTGGCTTCAAAATTAGCAGCTTTTTCTGCTATCATTTCCCCCACAGCAGCAATTTTGGGAACATCACTCGTTGGAACAAACGCCCCAAAAAACAAGTGAATTATACCAAATGCTCCTGCAAGTAAACGGATAGACTGGAAATACTGATTCCAAGCACGAAGTCCCTTATGTGGT